TGGTGGCCGCGCTTTGCATGAATTGCCACCACGACATTGACCAGGGCGCCCAATGGACAAAACGCGAACGGCAACAAGCCTGGTGGGCAGCGCACAAAAAAACGGTTGATTGCCTGGTTGATGGGGGCAAATGGCCAGTTGACGTTCCAATCCCAAATGATGCAGAATGGGAACGGCTTTTTGAGCCGTTGCCTTAATCGGGGGTTACGGCCCCCGCTTTTTTCCATTATCATAGGCAAATATGGAAGACGAATCAGCAGAATTTATTGCAGCCTTGCTGCATTCGGGGACAGTTGCACATTTCATGCACTTGTCCACGAATTCCTATGCTCAACACAAAGCCCTTCGGCATTATTACAACGACATTATTGACCTGGTTGATAGTTACGCCGAATGCTTCATGGGCCGCTATAAACAGTTGAAATCCTGGCCGCAAGAATTCCACAACGCAAAAGACCCCGTGGAATACTTCAGCAGCCTAAAAGATTTTGTGGAAGACGCCCGCAAGGAACTTCCCCAAGATACGGAATTGCAAAACCTGGTTGACGAAATCGCCGACCTGATAAATTCCACGTTGTATAAACTTCGATTCCTCAAATGAAAGGGAAAACCATGTCAGCAATGAAACAACCCAAAGGCTACGGCTACGGCAGCAATGCAAAAGAGCCATCCGGCGTGAAAGCCAGCGACGCTGGTGGCGAACGCACCGGCATGATTAAAAACGGTATTGCAATGGGCAAGGCCGATGCTACTGGCGCCGACAAAAAGTTTGACGGTGGCCGCAGCAGCGGCGTTTGCTACACCCACAGCCGCGGCGGCCAAAAGTAATGGCCACCCCGCTGTCAGCAATGGCAGCGGTGCAACAGCCAGGGCAAATGCCGGTCGGGAACCGGCTTTCCGCGCTTGCGCCGCAGCCGCAGATGGGCGACCAACCTGAAAATCCTATTACCCAAGAATATTTCGGGCGGCTGCAAAACGACTACCCTGGCCTGGTGCAGCAGTACCAGCAATTGATGGAATCGGACGAAGGGCGCACGTTAAACACCGACGTGGCCCGTGAACTGTCCGAACATTACCGCGCCGACCGAACCAAATCGGCCGACGTGCATGAACCGTCCAGCGCGTTTGTAAAACAGTTATATGCCGAAAGGCTGGCGCAGCCAACGCCCAAAGACCGCCACCCAACCGTGGTTTTTACGGCCGGTGGCACGGGGGCTGGTAAAACCAGCGGCATGGAAATGGCCAAACAAGTTGATCCGCGTTTGGGCAAAGCCGAACTGGTTTACGACACAAACATGAATTCGTTTGATTCGGCCGACAAAAAGATTCGCCAGGCATTGGACGCCAAACGCAAAGTGGACATTGTTTACACCTACCGCGACCCCGTGGAAGCCCTGGAAAACGGCGCTTTGAAGCGGGCCAAGCGCATGGAGGAATCAATGGGAACCGGCCGCACCGTCCCGCTTTCCGAACACATGAAAACGCATCTTGGCGCCCGCCAGGTAATCGAACAGATTTCCAAAAAATACCGAAACAACCCCCAGGTTCAAATCCGCGTCATTGACAACAGCCGCGGTGCGGGTAAAGCCCAGTTAAGCAGCGTTGACAAGTTGCCTAAACTGAAGGAAAATGAAGTGAGGAAAGGATTGCAAAATGCACTTGAACGAGCCAAAAAGTCAGGCGCCATTAGTGACGCCATCTACCGTGGAACCGCAGATTACGCCCGCGCAGCATCGGGAAAATCGTAAAAACGAGGCCGAAGCCACCGCGATGGCTGAAGCCATTGCCCGTGCTTTGAATCAAAGCGTAATAGAAGGAAAAATGCCAAATGGTTGAACCAACGTGTTTTACGTGCGAATTTTTCCGCAACGCCCAGGTAATGGGAAGTTGCCGACGCTATCCAGCGCCGCAAAACAAACACCAAAACGATTGGTGCGGTGAACATCAAATGAAAATGCTGGCGCTGCCGGTGTATGACATTATGACGGACACCACCACAATGCCCCCCGAACGTAAAAAGCCTGGAAGGAAACCGAAAAATGCGATTTCGTAAGAAGCCCGTAGTCATTGAAGCCACCCAATGGTTCAAAATGGGCGACCATCCATTGGTTTGTAAGCCTACAGCATCGGTACATTCAGAATGGGAAAAGCGACAAGGACTTCCACATGGGTCGATTGGAGAAATTAAAACTCTTGAAGGCTATCTATTAGTCACCCCTGGCGATTGGATTATTACTGGCGTAAAGGGTGAACACTACCCATGCAAGCCTGATATCTTTGAATTAACCTATGAGGTGGCCGAATGATTATCACGCCGCTGCATGATCACGTCCTGGTCAAACCTATTGTCCGAAGTTTGTCGGACGTTTTGATCGTGGAAAACAAGGAAAAGTTTAACGAAGGCACAATTGTGGCCATTGGCCCCCAAGTTGCCGACGTAAAAGTTGGCGAACGGATTAAATACGGCAATGGCACATATTTGGATTGGCCCGTCCACAAAATCGACGGGGAAGATCATCAACTTATTCAGGAAGGCGACGTGGCTTGCGTCGTGGAGGATTAATCATGGCAACAAAACCAGGGCTTTACGCCAACATTCACGCAAAACAGGAACGCATTGAACGGCAAAAGGCGGCGGGTAAGCCCGCTGAAAGAATGCGAACACCTGGAAGCAAGGGTGCGCCAACAGCCGCAGCATTTAAGCAATCAGCAAAGACGGCAAAAAAATAATCATGGCCACCAAAAAGCACGACAAGCCTATTGCCCACAAAACCACGGGTAAGGGCAAAACCTACAACTCGACGGAACAAGGGGCTGGCATGACAGCCAAAGGCCGTGCAGAATACAACAAGAAAAACAATTCAAATTTGAAACCGCCAGCACCAAATCCTAAAACAAAAGCCGACGCGGGCAGAAAAGCGTCGTTTTGTGCCAGGATGGAAGGGGTGGTTAAAAATGCAAAAGGCCCGGCTGAACGGGCCAAAGCCAGCCTAAAAACCTGGAACTGTTAAACAACTTTTTAAAGGAAATCAAAATGACTAATTCAATTGCAATCGGCGTGGCATATCAAGACCAGGCCATCGTAGGCGGTTCAATCGACAATTCACCGATTGGCGTTACTACACCGTCAACCGGTATGTTCAGCAGCATTGGCGTTAGCGTCAGCACCGTTGCGGCCGCCGGTAGCACCAATGCCGACGCCACAGCCCTTGGTTATGGTTTTGTCCTGGTAACCGCAGCCGACGCAACCAAAGGCGTGATTTTGCCCAATGCTGCCGTTGGCACGATGATTTACGTTAAGAATTCATCCGCATCGGCCTTGAAGGTTTATCCCGACGCAAGCGCAGCCATCAACGCATTAACCGCCACCACCGGCGCTTATTCAATGGCCGCACAAACCACCAGCATTTTTATCGCATATAGCGCCACGCAATGGTATTCATTGCCCCTGGTCGCATCCTAATCAACAACAGCCATTTATACGGGGAAACCCGTATATTTGGCATTTAAGGCAACCCTATGCTTACAACCGAAAAAATCACCGTCCGAATTGCCGAACTGCAAGGTTTGGCCAAGCAACACGAAGCGATCTTGCTGCAAATCAGCGGGGCAATCCAGGAATACCAAAACGTATTGGCCCAGGCCAGCGTTGAAAAATCCGATGATGCACCGGCCGATGAGGCCCAAGGCGTTTAAAGCATGACAACCACAGCAGCCACCAAAAAGCCCAAGGCGAAAGCCAAGCCCAAGGTGGCCGCACGTCCAGTTGGTCGCCCCACGGTATACCAGGACGATTTCCCCGCCATGATGATTGAATACTTCAGCCAGGCGGCAATCAGGGAAGTGACCAACCGCGACGCAAAGGGCAACGAACACACCCAGGTATTGCCTGGGGTTTTCCCTACCCTTGCAAGATTTGCCACAAACATCGGCGTGACAAAGCAAACGCTGCATGATTGGGCGACAGCCAAGAATATCCATACTGGTGAACTAAACCATCCGGAATTTTCTGACGCCTATAAAAAGGCCAAGGATTTACAGGAAGCCAACCTGATAGAAGGAACCATCGGGAACGCCTACAACAGCACGTTTGCGATATTCACGGCCAAAAATGTGTTGGGTTGGCGCGACAAAATTGAACAGGAAATCACCGGCAAGGACGGCGCCGCCTTTGCTGGCATCCAAGTAACTTTTGTCACGCCCGATGGATACCACAGCGACAATTGAACAAGCCGTTGCAAAGGCCGAATTTCCGGTCAAATTGCAAGGACTATTCAAAAAGGCGCGATATAAAGTTTGCCTGGGTGGCCGCGGCGGTGCAAAATCCTGGGGAATCGCCCGCGCTTTGCTTATCCTGGGGGCCAAAAGCCCTATGCGGATTTTGTGTGCGAGGGAATTCCAGGCCAGCATTAAGGATTCCGTCCACAAATTGTTATGCGATCAAATCGAAGCCCTGGGGTTGCTGCCCTTTTACGAGATTACGCAAACGTCGATCCGTGGCTTCAACGGTACGGAATTCGCATTCATCGGCCTAAAGAACAATCCGACCAACATCAAGTCATTCGAAGGTGTGGATATTTGTTGGGTGGAGGAAGCCCAAACCGTCAGCCGGTTGTCCTGGAACATTTTGATCCCGACGATTCGCAAACAAGCCAGCGAGATATGGGTTTCATTCAACCCTGACCTGGAAACCGACGAAACTTACCAACGATTCGTGGCCAAGCCGCCGCGGGATTGCATCGTAATGCGGATCAATTGGTCGGATAACCCCTGGTTTCCTGAAACGTTAAAGATGGAAAAGGACGCGCTAAAAGAACGCGACCTGAACGCATACAACCAGGTTTGGGAAGGAATGTGCCGCCGGTCGGTGGATGGCGCCATCTTTGGCAATGAAATGCAACAGGCCGAAAACAATGGCCGCCTTACGTCCGTTCCTTACGATCCAACCAAGCCCGTTCACGCCGTTTGCGACCTGGGCTGGTCGGACGCAACCGCCTGGTGGTTTGTCCAATTCATCGGCATGGAAACAAGGTTGATCCGATACTTTGAAGGCAGCCAGCGCACCATGACTTCGTACCTGGCACAACTTCAAACGTTTGGCTACGTGTACGACACCATTTGGCTGCCGCACGATGCCGAAAACAAAACCCTGGCCGCAGCCGGTCGCACCATTGAAGATATTGTGCGAAGCGCCGGATTCAAGACCAGCATCATGCCGCGGGTTCCGGTGGTCGATTCAATCAACGCGGCCCGCACCATTTTCCCAAACCTTTGGTTTGACCGCGAGAATTGCGCCGATGGCCTAAACTGCCTTCGTCATTACCGTTATGAGGTTGACGTGGAAACCGGACAGTTTGGCAAATCACCATTACACGATCAATATTCCCACGGCGCGGACGCATTCCGATACATTGCGTTGATGATTAAAGAGCCAACATCCCGCAAAAAGCAACGATTAGTTGCCGAAGGCGCCGGTTGGATGGGATAATTTTAGAAAATAAGGGGCGAATATGTCAGATTACCAAGACGAATCAAGCGATCCACGCATCCAGGACGCAATTAAGTTTTTACGCCTGGTGGGTGAAGCCGATTCAATGAACCGTTCATCGGCCCTTCAGGATTTGAAATTTGCCGCGGGCGATCAATGGCCGGTCGAGATTCAAAACAGCCGCAACCTGGAAGCCCGCCCGTGCCTGACGATCAACAAGATCGACGCATATTGCCGCCAGGTCGAGAATCAGCAGCGCCAGCAGCGCCCACGCATCAAGGTTCACCCCGTCAACAATGAAGGCGATTTGAAGGTCGCCCAGGTGATCGAAGGCATTACCCGTCACATTGAAGTCAACAGCAACGCCGACACCGCTTACGACACCGCCTTTGCCTATGCCGTGCGAATGGGTTGGGGTTACTGGCGCGTGGTGACCGATTACGTCAGCGAAAATTCGTTTGACCAGGAAATCTACATTGAGCCAATCGACGATCCGTTTTCCGTTTATTTCGACCCCAACAGCGTGGCGCCCGATGGTTCCGATGCTGAAAAATGCCTGGTGGCCAGCGTAATCCCCAAGCACGTATTCCGGCAAATGTACCCAGGCGCCGACGATGGCGTGGGATTCCAGCCCCGTGCGACCGGCGACAGCAGCGCCGAATGGGTGACCAAAGAGGATATTCGCATTGCCGAATATTTCTACATTGACCGCAAAAAAGTTGACCTGGTGATGCTGTCCGATGGGACAAAGGATTGGGCCGACAAACTGCCGCCAAAGCAAGTGCTGGACGACGCTGGCGTTGTGGAAGTTGAACGCCGTTCGTCCTACCGCAAGGTGGTGAAGTGGTGCAAACTGACCGCAATGGAAATCCTGGAGGAAAAGGAATGGGCCGGTAAATACATCCCGATCATTCCGTGCTACGGCGCCCAGGTGACCATTGAAGGCAAGCGTAAAAAATACGGCCTGGTTCGCAATGCCAAAGACCCGCAGCGGATGTTTAACTTTTGGCGCACCAGCCTGACCGAATCCATCGCCCTGGCGCCAAAGGCCAAATGGTTGATGGCCGAAGGCCAGGACGAAGGCCACGAAAACGAATGGGCATTGGCCAACATTAAATCAACTCCCGTTTTGCGTTACAAGCAAACCGACATTGAAGGGCGCGTGGTTCCGCAGCCGCCGCAGCGTTTGCAGCCTGAACCACCGCCCGCGGGCATTATGGAAGCGGCCAGCGAAGTTGGCCAGGACTTGCAAACCGTGTTGGGCATATTTGATCCAGCGCAGCAAATGCTGGGCAACGTGTCGGGCAAAGCCTTGCAAGGCCAGCAACAGCAAGTGGATATGAGCAATTTCCACTTTTACGACAACATGACGCGTTCGATCAAGCACACCGGCAAAATCATTTTGGACTTGATCCCCAAGATTTACGACACCAAACGCGTGTTGCGAATCATTGGCGTCGATGGTAAACCCGACCTGACAACCCTGAACGACCTTCAGGCCACCGGCGAAGTGCTAAACGACGTTACCGTCGGGCTTTACGACGTGGTGATGGATACCGGCCCAGGCTACAACAGCAAGCGTATGGAAGCCGTGGAGGCCATGATGCCAATGATGGCGCAAAGCGAGATTTTCCAAGTGGCGGGTGACCTATTGTTCCGCAACATGGATTTCCCTGGCGCCGACGTTATTGCCGACCGCCTGGCCGCCATGAACCCGCTGGCCAAGATCGACGAAAAATCACCAATCCCGCCGCAAGTGCAAATGAAAATGATGCAATTGCAAAAGATGGTGGAAGACCAGCAACAGCAAATGCAAATGATGGGCTTGGACATAAAGTATGGCATGACCAAAGAGGGTGTGCGTCAGGAAGGCGAAACCCGCCGCGAACTTATCAAAGGCATTGCCAGGGCGCACAACACCGAAACAAATGCGGAAGTCAAGGTCAACGACCAAAACACCAGGTCAATTACCAGCCAAAACAAAACGGAAATTGAAGCGATTGTCAAATTGTTGTTGGCCAATATGTCGCCAGGTGACCTGGTGCGTAAAATTGACCAAATGAACGCTGAACAATACGCATATTCCGAAGTGGCTGCCCAAGATATTCACCAAGGTTCAAGCCCATTTATTGGGCAAATGGATATGGCTTCGGGCCTTGGTGGCCAAATGCAACCGCAACAGCAACCGCAAATGGCGCCTGAAATGCAGCAACCGATGGGAATGCCACAATAGTTGACAATGCAAATGATTTAGGTTCACAATTGGGCCAAACCTACCAATGGGTTTTCATTGGGTTGATTCGTAGGGATACGTATGTCCGAAGTGCAAGAACGCGTCGCCGCTAACCTGGTGACGAGTGACAATTTAGCGGAATTCACCGCCCGTAAACTTGGATTAGTTGACGCGACGCCGGAAACCACCGAGGCGCCAGCAAACGACGGGGAAACCCAGGTTGCTGACGAGCCGGAAAATCGGGCCGATCAGAGTGATTCAGACGGGGAAGGGAATGAGGCGACCGTAGAAGACGATCAAAAGGAACGCAAGGCGAACCCGAAGATCGAAAGGCGCTTTTCAGAGATAACTAAGCAACGCGAGGCCGCCAAAGCCGAAGCCCAAAGGGAACGCGAAGCAAGGGAATCATTGGAAGCCAGGCTGAAGGAACTGGAAAACAAAGCCAACCCCCAGGCGAAAGCCCAGGACGACTTTGGGCCGGAACCCAAGCCTGAAGAATTCAACGATATGTTCGAATATGCGAAAGCGTTGGCCGAATATACCGCTGATAAAAGAATAATGGAACGGGATAGGCAAGTTGAAGACCGCAAGGCCGCGG